GGTACTGCTCCTAATGGCAAGCCTCTCCCCACTCCTCGTATGAGCCAATCGCAGTTCGCTAATGCTGTGCGTAAGAACACGCGCCGTATCATGCGTACTGTGGCCTATCACTGCGATACCTGTGCAGGTAAGGGAAAGGTACAGAAGTACAAGAAAGATGGTACGCCTTGGAAGAACCTAACTAAATGCCCTAGCTGTGGGGGACAAGGCTTCACCCTGATGGAGAATGGTAAGGTTGCCGGGCTTAAGCTGATACCTGAAGGTCCACGAGATGCTTCAATAAACGGCTTTAAGACAGACAAGGCTACTATCAATCGTCTGGTCGTGCAGGCGGAGACTAAAGGCAACCTACAGGCTGTACAGTTCCTGAAGGCTATGTCTAGACTCAACGCTATCAGCACGTACCTAGACTCATTTGTGAAGGGGATACAAACCTACACAAGACCTGATGGGGTTCTACACGCTCAGTTTAACCAGTGTACTACACGTACCGGGCGACTAAGCTCTAGTAATCCTAACTTCCAGAACCAGCCTAAAGGCGGTAAGTTCCCTGTGCGTAAGTGCGTGGTATCCCGCTTTGAGGGTGGTCAAATCTTAGAGATAGACTTTAGTGGTCTAGAATTTCGCGTAGCGGGGGAGCTTAGCCGTGATCCACAAATCATCGAAGATATTTTATCGGGTAAAGACGTACACAAGCAGACTGCATCCATCATTAACCAATGTGATGTGGGAAGTGTTGATAAAGCCATGCGACAAAATGCCAAGGCCTACACATTTGCACCGCTATACGGAGGAATGGGAGCAAACGAGCCCCCTCACGTACAGACTTACTTCAACGAATACTTCAACATTTATGCTGGACTCAAACGTTGGCATGGACAACTCATGGACGGAGTTCTCAAGGACGGAATAGTACGCATACCGTCTGGTAGGGAGTTCTACTTCCCCGGGGCTAAGCGCCTACGTGGAGGCCGTATTACGAATGCTACCGCAGTGGTCAACTACCCTGTACAATCATTCGCTACGGCAGACATAGTACCGCTAGCCTGTATCAGGGCTTTGCGTATCTTTAAAGAGAAGCAGTTTAAGTCCAAGCTTGTTCTGACTGTCCATGACTCTATCGTAGCGGACGTATACCCCGGAGAAGAGCAGGATGTAGCGCAAGCACTTAAGTGGGCCATGGAGGATGTAGGCGAGGAGCTACAAGAGCGATTCAATTACACACCTGTGCTACCATTAGATGTAGAAGCAGAGATTGGGCTTAATTGGATGGAAACATCCGTTATGGCTCTTGACTAAGGACCCCAACTAAATTAGAGTTGGGCTTCCACTAAACGAGGAAAAACAAATGACCGAATTAGCAGTGATTAACAAAGCTGAAGAGCTTAAACTAGCATCCATCCTTGGCGCAGTAGAAGAGAAGTCTTCTGGTGGTGGTTCTAACGACCGCCTGCCAATCCTTAAGACTAACGCTAAGCGCAAAGACGCTCAGGGTCGTAAGGTAGAGCAGGGTCTGTTCATGCTTCAGGGTACAGACGAAGCTGTATACGCAGAGAAGGTTACCATTCGCGTACTGTCTCAGTTGTACCAGTGGATTCACTACGATCAAGAAGAAGGCTTGGTTAACAAAACCCTCATGATCCCTAACTTCTCACACGAAGCTCGTGACATGAAAGGTGGCGTTCGCTGTGGTAAGCCTACTTCTAAGGCGCTGTATGAGCTTCCTAAGGAAGAGCAGAAGAAGTACGCTGATATCAAGTGCTACCGCCAGCTACGTGTACTCGTTAGCTACACGGGCAAGGACGCTGACGGTGACGAACATACCATTGAGAATCAGCCTGCTATCATGTTCTTGAAAGGGGCTAACTTTAACCCGTTCAACGATGAAGTGGTTAAGGCTCTACCACGAGGCGCTAACCTGTACGATTACCCAATCGAGGTTACTGCTGAAGAGATGGAGAATGGCTCTGTAGTGTACTACGTGATGCACTTCAAACCTGACATGTCTGAGAAGCTTCCTCTGGACCAGCAAACATACGACACTATGTTGCACATGGCTCAGATGATCAAGAAAGACAATGATTACGTGGACAACCAGTACAAGAATTCAATCAATAACCGCAATGCGGATAATGATGCTCTTGATGCGTTGGATGCGGATCTAGCAGACGATCTTGAAGACTAACCTAACGGTTACTAGAGAGGGGCTTCGGCCCCTTTTTTATCCTAAACTAACCGAAAGGTGAGTGTATGTCAGATCTAGAGAAAAAGCTTAAAGAGACAATGCTCAAGCTGTCTAACAACGAGTCTCTACCCTGTGATGAGCAGTGGATAGAAGACGCTGGCGAGATGTTCAAGGAAGGTCTACGTAAGCAGTTGTTCCGAGAGAATGAGCCGTTTAGATTACGTATGTCTAATATAGGTCGCCCCCTATGTCAGCTTAAGATGGAGAAGGCGGGTACAGAGCGTGAGCCTATGCCGTACAACCATATCATGCGTATGATGCTTGGTGATGCCGTAGAGGCTATCATGGAGGTGTTACTACGTGTGGCTGGCGCTAACGTCACTGGTGGTAAAGCTATCGCTGAGTACGAGATAGGCGGTACGGTAATTAAAGGTGAGAACGACATTGAGATAGACAATAAGGTATACGATACCAAGTCTGCGTCTCCATGGGCCTTTGATAACAAGTGGGCGCATGGCTGGGAAGGCCTTATGAAGGAAGATGCCTTCGGATACAAAGCTCAACTGCTAGGCTACACTCGTGGCTCTGATGCGGATATGGGTGGTTGGATAGTGGTAAACAAATCAACGGGTGAGGTGAAAGTCGTAGAGGCTAACCCTGATGCCTTTGAGCTAGCTACTCTGGAGACAGAGATTGCGTCTACTATTGAGCATGTACAGCTAGACAAGGAATTCGAGCGTTGCTTTGAACCACAGGAGGAGTTCTTTCGTAGAAAACCGACCGGGAATAAGCGCCTACATACAACGTGTACATTTTGTTCATTTAAACGTACATGTTGGCCTGATGCCGTGTACAAGCCACAAGCTGGGTCTACAGCGGCTAATCCAAGACACTACTGGTATGCGGAGTACAAGGATGAAGCGTAAGCCATTCAGCGTACGTGCTAGGGCGTTAGCGGCAGGCTATCGCTCTGGTCTTGAGGAGAAGGTTCAGAAGGAGCTAGAGAAGCTTAGTGCAGGGGCGGAGTACGAGTGCTTCCGTATCCCTTATGAGGTTCCAGCTAGCCCTCACTTCTACACACCTGACTTTCTTTTACCAAATGGTATTGTAATTGAGACGAAAGGAAGGTTTACTATAGAGGACCGCAAGAAGCACATCCTTATCAAGGAACAGTACCCTGATATCGATCTGCGGTTTGTCTTCTCTAACAGTAACAACAAGATTCGCAAAGGTAGCAAGACTACTTATGCGATGTGGTGTGAGAAGCATGGTTTTAAGTACCATGACAAGCTAGTGCCTACTAACTGGCTTAATGAACCTGACAACAAGAAGTCTCTTAAGATTATTACACGGTTAAGGAGTTGATATGTCTGATACAGATAAAGAGCCGTTTAACGGCATCTTCATGGAGCTTACTACTACTGAAGAAGGCCAGCTTATGTTCTCTGCTGGGTACGACTTCGATGACGAAGTACTTCCAGAGTACGTGGAATACATGAAAGATGTTCTAGCTGGCGTATTAGGCTACATTAGCATGGACATTGATAAGCTTGTAGAAGCTGGGCAACTAATGAGGGCTAACCCTGCGTTCGACCAGACTATTGAGAACGCTAACCGTCCAGAGAAACTTGGGGATAACGTGTACGTATTCCCTACAGCAGGAGGTAAGCACTAATGATTTATGGACACACTAACTTTGATGCTGGGCGGATCTATACGGATGCTGAGCTAGCTAGCGTTGAGCACGATGCAGTTAACAAACCAAAGCATTACCAGATTGCCCCCGGCTTAGAGTTCTACGATCTACGCCAGTTCCTAGCCGCTAAGGCTCAGGAGCAGTGTATCCCTCACGATCAATACAGTGATTGGGATAGAGCACTTGAGTATCTGTTCCGTATGTGGGAAAAGAATGAGGTCGAAGACCTAAAGAAAGCCATGTGGTACATGGAAAAACTAAAATCAAAACTTGAGGAATAAACATGGGTGTACAAATAGATCTCTCCAGAGACGAACTGTTTGATGAACTGGGGAAAACTAGACTGCGCGAAAGCTACATGCGAGAAGACGAGGAGAGCCCTCAGGAGCGTTTCGCATACGTAGCAGAGGCATTTGCATCTGATGAAGAGCATGCCCAACGACTCTATGACTACGCAAGTAATCACTGGCTGTCATTCTCTACTCCGATCCTGAGCTACGGACGCAGTAAGAACGGCTTACCTATTTCTTGTTTCTTGTCATACCTAGACGATAGTGCAGAAGGGTTGGTGGATACATATGGAGAAGTTTCTTGGCTTAGTATGCTTGGCGGTGGAGTGGGCATTCATGTTGGTATCCGTGGTGCTGATGATAAGTCTGTTGGTGTAATGCCTCACCTTAAGACATACGATGCTGGATCTCTTGCATACCGTCAGGGTAAGACCCGTAGAGGCTCTTATGCGGCTTTCTTGGATATCTCACACCCTGATATCGTAACCTTTATGGAGATGCGTAAGCCTACAGGCGACCAGAACTTCCGTACGCTAAACCTGCACCATGGGGTTAACATTACAGACAAGTTCATGGAGCTTATTGAAGTCTGTATGCGTGATCCAGACGCAGACGATAGCTGGGATCTGATCAACCCTAACAATGGTGAAGTATCAGAGACTATCTCGGCTCGTGAACTATGGATGAAGCTATTAGAGCTACGTATGCATACTGGCGAGCCTTACATCATCAACATTGACCACGCTAATGCGGCTATGCCGGAATGGTTGAAGGCTCAGGGTATGCAGATCCACGGATCTAACCTGTGTACTGAGATATTCTTGCCAACTAACATGCATCGTACGGCTGTATGCTGTCTGTCCTCTCTAAATGTCGAGTATTACGACCAGTGGAGCAAGAATCCTAACTTTATCCCTGATGTAATGGAGATGTTGGACAATGTACTACAGCACTTCATCGATCATGCCCCTAAGCATGTATCTAGAGCCGTATACAGTGCTATGCGTGAACGTTCTATCGGTATTGGTACGCTAGGCCTCCATGCCTACTTCCAGAAGAAGAACATTCCTATAGATTGCGCTATGGCTAAGGTTATGAACAAGGCAATCTACATGCATATCCATAGCCAGTGTGCTAAAGGCGATACACTGCTTGCAGATAAGCGTGGAGCATGCCCAGACGCAGAGGATCACGGTGTACACCGCCGTTTCTCTCACTGGACTGCTATTGCACCTAACGCTAGCTCTAGTTTGATCATGGGTAACACTAGCCCATCTATCGAGCCATACCGAGCTAATGTGTTTAGACAGGATACTCTGTCAGGCGCGTACATTCAGAAGAACAAGTACCTTAAAGATGCTCTAGCCAAGCTTGGCATGGACAATTCTAAGACTTGGGCTAGCATTACAGCCCATGACGGGTCCGTACAGCACCTAGACATTCCTGAGGATGTTAAAGACGTATTCAAGACTGCTATGGAAATTGACCAGCGTTGGCTGGTAGACTTAGCGGCTGATCGTGGTCCATATATAGACCAAGGTCAGAGCTTGAACCTGTTCTTCCGCCCAGATGTGAACATTAAGTA